AGGTAAAGAATCTGGAACAGTTACACTTTCAACTCGTGATGTACTTCATATTCCAGGACTAGGTTTTGATGGCTTAGTTGGTTATTCACCTATTGCAATGGCAAAGAATGCTATAGGACTTGCAATAGCTACAGAAGAATACGGAGCTAAGTTCTTTGCTAATGGTGCTGCACCTTCAGGAGTCTTAGAACACCCAGGGACTATTAAAGATCCTGCAAGATTAAGAGAAAACTGGAATGCTACATTCGGTGGTTCTGCTAACTCTGGTAAAGTTGCAGTCCTAGAAGAAGGTATGAAATACACGCCTATATCTATTTCACCAGAACAAGCACAGTTCTTAGAAACGAGAAAGTTTCAGATAAATGAAATAGCTCGTATCTTTAGAGTTCCACCACATATGGTAGGTGATTTAGAAAAATCAAGCTTTTCAAATATTGAACAGCAATCACTAGAGTTTGTTAAGTACACATTAGATCCTTGGATTATCAGATGGGAACAATCCTTAAATAGAGCCTTATTAAATGTTGATGAAAAGAAGATTTATTTCTTTAAATTCAATGTTGAAGGACTCTTAAGAGGTGACTATCAATCTAGAATGCAAGGTTATGCAACCGCAAGACAAAATGGATGGATGAGCGCTAACGATATAAGAGAACTTGAAAACCTAGATAAGATACCTGCTGAATCTGGTGGAGATTTGTATTTAGTAAATGGCAATATGCTACCGCTTAATAAGGCAGGAGCTTATGCAGATAAAAACAAGAAGGAGGAAACTAATGAAGAAGTTTTGGAACTGGAAGAAAGTGACCAACGAAACCTTAGAAGAAAGAGTACTAGAACTTAACGGAACTATTGCTGAAGAATCATGGTTTGAAGATGATGTAACACCTCGAATGTTTAAAGATGAACTTTATTCAGGAGATGGACCAATCACTGTATGGATTAATAGTCCAGGAGGCGATTGTATTGCTGCTTCACAAATCTATTCAATGCTAATTGACTATAAAGGTGAAGTTACTGTCAAGATTGATGGTATTGCAGCAAGTGCAGCTTCAGTAATTGCTATGGCTGGTAATAAGGTTTTAATGTCACCTACATCACTTATGATGATTCATAATCCAGCAATGGCAGCCTTTGGTGATCATAGAGAAATGGAAAAAACTATCGATGTATTAAACGAAGTAAAAGAATCCATTATCAATGCTTACCAGATTAAAACAAATAAGAGTCGTGCAATGTTATCAAAGCTAATGGAAGCTGAAACTTGGATGAATGCTAATAAAGCTATTGAACTTGGATTTGCTGATGGAATCTTAGAAAAGACTGAAACTCAAGTTGTACCAGATGATTCATATATGTTTGGTGCTAAGGAGTTTGAAGCAAAGCTAGTTAATAAGATATCTAAACCTATGGATGAGCCAAAGGGTAGAGATATAAAAACTTTAAAAAATGAATTAGTCAAAATAAAAAAATATATTTAGGAGGAAAAGAACAATGATGACTATGAATGAACTTGTTGAAAAGAGAGCTAATTTATGGAAAGCAATGGATGCATTCTTAAAAGCTCAAACAAATGAAAGTGGCGTATTATCAGCTGAAGATGATGCTAAATATGCCAAGATGGAAGAAGACTTTGATAAGTTAACTAATGAAATCAAACGTCTTGAAAGAAGAAATGCTATTGAAGCAGAACTTAATAAACCAGTTAATGCACCTATCGTAAATAAGCCTATGGCTAGTGATGAAGAAGAAAAGACTGGTAGAGCGTCTAAGAACTATAAGAAGAGTTTCTGGAATGCTATGAGAAGTAAAACTGTTAGACCTGAAGTACATGATGCACTTCAAATTGGTACTGATTCAGAAGGTGGCTATTTAGTTCCTGATGAATATGAAAATACCCTAGTTGAAGCATTAGAGGAAGAAAACATCTTCAGAAAACTTGCGCATGTTATCAAGACATCGTCTGGTGATCGTAAGATTCCTGTTGTTGCATCTAAAGGATCAGCTTCTTGGGTAGATGAAGAAGGTACTATTTCTGATAGTGATGATGCATTCAATCAAGTATCAATTGGTGCTTATAAGTTAGGTACATTAATTAAAGTTTCTAACGAACTTTTAAATGATAGTGCATTTAACTTAGAATCTTATATTTCTAAGGAATTCGCAAGACGTATCGGTACTAAAGAGGAAGAAGCATTCTTCACTGGTAATGGTACTGGTAAACCTGTAGGTATCTTTAATACTACTGGTGGTGCAGAAGTTGGTGTTACTGCAGCTTCAGCTACAGCAATTACAGCTGATGAATTAATTGATTTATTCTATTCATTAAAAGCACCTTATAGAAAGAAAGCAGTATGGATCTTAAATGATTCTACAGTAAAAGCTATCAGAAAACTTAAAGATAAGAATGATAACTATTTATGGCAACCAGCATTAACTGCAGGAACACCAGATACTATCTTAGGTAGACCTGTCTATACATCTAGCTATGTACCAGCAATTGCAGCAGGTGCAAAGACTATCGCATTTGGTGATTTTAGCTATTACTGGATTGCTGATAGACAAGGACGTATCTTTAAGAAATTAAATGAACTTTATGCTGCAACTGATCAAACAGGATTCGTTGCTACACAAAGAGTAGATGGAAAGTTAATCCTTCCAGAAGCAATCAAAGTATTACAACAAAAAGCAGCTGCACAAGCAGGTAATTAGTATTAGGAGGTAGTGGCAGTGGTAAAGGAAGATTTATTAGAACAAGTTAAGAATAATTTAATTGTTACATTCAATGACGATGATAGTCTGATTCTAAACCATATCGCTGCCGCTATTTCATATGCAGAAGGTTATCAGCATTTTGATGAAGGCTATTATCAAAGTCATGATATGAGCGAAAGAACTAAACAAGCAGTTATTATGCTAGCAAGCCACTTTTATGAATCACGCGATGGTTCTACAGGTGGCTTTTTTGCTGATAATACAAATGCTTCAGACAATGTCTGGAAAACTGCAAATTCATTATTACTTCTAGATAGAGAATGGAAGGTGTAGGCTATGGGGATTGGTTTAATGAATAAGAAAGCATCCATTTGTACTATAACGAACACAATCGATTCTGAGGGCTTTAGAACGCAAACTGTCGCTGTTTTAGCGGAAGTTCGAGTGTTTGTTGAAGAAAGGCATGGAAGCGAACGTTGGGCCAATTTGGCGGCTTTTAGCGAGGCTACAAATCTTATTAAATTAAGAAGAATACCTACACTTACTATTACTACTAAGCATTACTTATTAATTGATAACATCAGATATGATATCTTATCAGTTGAAAATGTAAAAGGTAGAGGCATGTATATTGAACTCTTAGCTAAAAAGGTGGAACCATCTAATGGCTAAATGTACTGCAAAGTTACCAGATGATCTACTTAAGAAACTATCAACATTGGGTAGTAAGATGGACGATATAGCTAAAGTGACTCTTGAAGCTGGAGGAGATGTGGTCTTAAGAAAGACTAAATCGAATCTAGCTGAAGTAGTAGAAGGACCATCATCAGGTCAGTTAGTCTCTTCACTTGGCTTAAGTCCTGTTTTAGTCGATAGAAATGGTAACTATAACATTAAAGTAGGTTTTGATGAATATCGTAAAGATGGTAGTAGTAATGCAATGGTAGCTAACATTATTGAATATGGTAAGCATGGCCAACCTGCTAGACCATTTTTAAAGAATGCTAAAAATCAATCTAGAAGTGAATGCATGAATGTGATGAAAAGTAAACTTGAGGAGGAAATCAAGAAACTATGAATATATTAGAAGAAACTAAATCTATGATAGACACTTTAAATATTCCGGTTGAAACAGGTATATTTTCTGATGTCGCACCAAGTGAATATATTGTTTTAGTTCCACTTGCTGATTCATATCCATTAAGCGCTGATAACTTACCTCAAGCGGATAAACAAGAGTTAAGAATTTCAATATATACTAAAAATAACTATATAAGAGTAAAGAATAGGATTATTGGAAAATTACTAACTCGTTTTTTTACTATAACCGATAGAAGATATAACGGTTATGAAACTGATACTGGCTATCATCATTACACAATAGATATAGCCAAAACTTATGAAGTAAATTTTGAGGAGGAAAATTAAAATGGCAACTATAGGATTAGATAAACTTTACTATGCACCAATTACTGAAGATGAAAATGGTAATGAGACATATGGAACTCCAGTTCAACTTGCAAAAGCAATCTCTGCTGATCTATCTATTGAATTAAATGAAGCTACTTTATTTGCAGATGATGGACAAGCTGAATCAGTAAAAGAATTTAAATCAGGAACATTATCTTTAGGTATTGATGACATTGGAAATGATGCAGCAGCTGCACTAGTTGGTGCAAGATTAGATCAAAATGGTGTACTTGTATCTTCAGGTGAGGATGTTTGTAGATATGTGGCTATTGGTTTTAGAGCTAAGAAAGCTAATGGTAAGTATAAATATTACTGGTTATACAGAGTCTTATTTGGTGTACCAGCTACTAACTTAGCTACAAAAGGTGATTCAATCACATTCTCAACACCAACTATTGAAGGAACAATCTTCACTAGAAAGAAAGTTGATGGTGCAAATAAGCATTTATGGAAAGCTGAAGTTACTGAATCTGATTCTAATACAGCAATTATCAGTG